GCTCTCGCCCCGTTTGATACAGATGAGCGCCCCAGTGCTGGGCAGGACGGAAAAGCACAGTTCCGGCAGTCCCTCCGCCAACTTCTGTTCAGAAGCCGCTTTTTTCATCAGCGCCTGTTCCTGGATGTAGTGCCTGGGATCAGCAGCGGGGGAGTCCCAGCCACGCAGGCAGCCGCCCAGCATGGCCTGCTCTTGAGCCTTGCTGATTCCGCGGCATTGATTGCGGTAGTCCGCTATGTGCCGGTTCAGACCGGGTTTCTCGTTGCTGTTCTCCGACACCTGATAGCCGGCGCCTCTGGTAATGCAGATCAGGGAGTCATCCTCCGGCAGGACAGAGAAGCACATGTCCGGGAGCCGCTCAGAGAAGTGGGGATCGAAGCGGTCCTGCTCCGGCATGATGCTCCAGTTCTTGCTCTGCCACAGGTGGACATACAGCTCACAGCCATCTCCGATGCCAATATCACGCTGCTCAAAGCCCTCGCCCCAGCCATCGGACATCTGCCCGCTCAGATAATCGGTCAGAGTGTCCAGTTCCGCGGGGGTCAGCGCTTCTGTTGCCTTGCACTCCGCTACCGCCCAGAGCCGGCCTTCCCGTTCCTCTGTGGTGAAGAGAGCGGATCGGACCTTGCGATCCACGGCATCATCTTTGCCGTACCAGTGCATAATGCCGCGCTCCGCTTCTTCCGGCATCCGTTCCCGGATCAGGGCGGCCAGGATGCTGTCCGCGTAGTGGCGAAGATCCCGCCCGTCCAAAGGAGTACCATCCTCATCCATTCCGCCGTATTCATCGGGTTCAAAGAGTTCCGCGGTCATGGGGGCGTACAGCTTCAGCGTCTGGAGGGGCGGGGGCAGGACAGAGAAGCTGTCCGCCCCCAGCACCAGGTTCAGGCTGCGGCCACTGTCCCAGTTCACCAGAAAGTGGCCGGCGTCGTCGATGCCCTTCAGCGTCCCCATGCTCCCCGGCTCCACCGGGTGGGGGTCGTCTTTCATTTCGCGGAGCTTGATCCGGCTGCCCACTGGAAACTGTTCCCGCAGAAAATCCAGCCATTCTTTTGGTATCCGGTCCATTTACATTCCCTCCATTTTTATATCAGTTTGCGGCCCGTTCCTCTGCGGGGGCCCGCCCTCACGCGCCTTTTGAATGTCCGGACAGTCGGAGAACCAAATTGTGTGATGAGACTTCAGATGGAACTCGACAGCGCACGGTTCCAAATACTTCTCACACAGGCGGGGAAGATACTCCTCAACCTCATCCCATTCGTAGGGGTAGTCGACGCCTTCTCCATAGGTAATACCTTTTTTTAACTCCGCTACCAGTGCTTTGTATGCGTCCGGGTCCGTGTTTTCATAGGCGTCCTTGCCGGTCAAATGCTTCATCGTTTCGTTTCCAGTGTAGAGTAATTCCTCAAACTGGCAGCCTCCATAGGCTTCCACATCTGCCAGAGAGTCCGGATCAGCCAACGCCGCCATGTAGACCTCCTCGCCCTGGGCGATGAGCCATGCCCGGAAGTCGATGAAGCCGTCGTCTGAGCAGCCGTTTTCACACATCAGCGAGGCGGCGGTCCACAGTCCGTATTGATACGATAGATTCATGTATCCGTTCAGAATGTCGTGGAAGTCCTGTGTCTGCTGGGGGCCGCGGGCAATGAGCTGCCCGGCCAGCCACTGGCTGGATGCGTCCATATTCTGACCGCATTCTTTCTTTGCTCCGGCGATCAGCTCCCAGAAATCGGACTTGCTCATTTCCATCCCCGGCTGCGCCGGATACCACTGTTTCTTCAGGCCTCCCGCAAGGCTGTCGCATTCCGCTGCCCACTGTTCCAGCTCCTCATCGTTGGCCCGCATCTCTTGGGCGTAGAGTTCCAAGCCGCTGAGGATATTCTGTCTGGTCTGTTCACTCAGCTCAGGCGCGCCGCCGGAGTCTCTGGCGGCGGATACCGCCTGATCGAATGTACTGCCGATTTGCTCCACCATCTCCCGGTATCCCTTGGGTGTGTCATCCTCAGCCAATCCCCAGAACTCAGCCATATCTGTGAGCAGTCTGCGGAATGTGGGCAGCTGTTCTTCCTGACCCTGTGCGGCAAGCCGGGCGGCGTGTTCCGTCAGGCCAGCGATGCACTGGCGCATCGTGTTTTTATATGCCTGATACTGCGGCTCCATCTGAGCGAGAAGTTCATCGACGGTATAGCTGCGGGTGTTTTCGCCCTGGGCCGGCGATGTCTGTTCTCTGTTATCCAAGCTGCATTCCTCCCATTTCAATACGTTCCGCCATATCCTCAGCCTGGATAGGCGGCGCCTCATAGAGCGTCTTTTTTCCGTAGGTAATTCTGGTGATGTCCTCCGCACAGTAATTGGCGCTGCGGCCAAACAGCTGCTCAAACTCACGGCGATCCTGTGCGGGGATATCATAGGTGCTGTAATAATTCCTATGGCCTGTCAGGGAGTTTGCCGCCGTCTTGAAAGTCAGTTCCATGCCATCTTTCTCAACCGTAACGGTCACCGTTTTAGCGCCGCTGGCTTTTAACGCCTCTGTGATGGCTTTCATTCGGTGGATGGGATTTTCGGTATCCTGCATCAGCGCCTGATATTCCGCTAACAGAGCGTCATCTTTCAGAAATTGCAGGAGAAACTTCTCCTGATTGATTTTGATATGCTGATCCGCCTCTGTCTCAATGAAGCCCTCCGGGTCCTGGAGCCAGGCCATAAAAGCGGCCTCCGGCAGTTCATTCAGAATATAGTCGCTGTGGAACTGCCCATCTGGCGCCTGGTTGGCAAAAATTTGGCAGATTACCGTTTCTTTGGCACCGTAGTCCTGATAATACTGAAGATCGCGCTTCGCTTGTCCGCTGGAGACTATCTGTGTGGGGAGGTTGCTCCGGTCATTCGCGATGATCTCCTCCACGCGCTGATTGATTTTGGCGCATATTTCATCCACCATAGAGGGGATGGCCCTGGCCGCAAACGGGGCCTGCCCGTCTGTAAGAATAGTTGACAGGCCCTTCGTCAGATACAGTGTCTTTTTTCCGATGTCGTGTACACCGCAAAACGTCAGGCCGTTTTTCCAGGAGATACAGCCATCTGCTTCCACGGCAGTCTGGTACAGATAGTCAACCGGCTTCTTTTCGATCTTGAGGAGCATCGTGACAGCCTCCTCGCCCTTGTATATTGTTAAAGGCGTCTTTCCCCAGTACAGCCAGCGTTGGAAATCATCACGGGAAACCGTACATTGAACAAGGTCTTTCATCAACTCATACCCTCCATTGCTGGCGTTGCCGGATGGGAATCTCTGATCTGCGCCATCGCCTGCTGCCGGGGGGCGTCAGCGTCCATCTGCCACTCTGACCGCAGTTGTCTTTGCAGCGACACACATTCCTCGATCCAGTTATCCAGTTCGCCGTCGTTTTTCAACTCCTGACGGTGAATTTCCAATGCGATTAAAATATCCTTTTTGGAGCTGTCTGGCAGACCGGATCTCCGCGCGGCTGACACGGCCTGGTCAAATGATTCTCTGTACTGCCGTTCCAGCTGGATGGAGGTTTCTTTATCCGCGTAGGCGCCTCCATCCAAGCCCCAGAATGGCACCAATTTCAGAATAATCTCCCGCAGTTTTGTGATATCTTCCTCCTGATGGAGCACTGCCCGCTGTGCGGCGACTGTAGTCAGACCAGCGACACATCTTCGGATGTACTCCTCATACACCTGATAGGTCGGCTCAATCAGTTTCAGAAACTCATCCAGGTTATAAGAAGATTGGGAGGCTCCGCGGCCAAGCCAATGTTCCAGCGTGGCTCTGGGGTATAAAATCCGATTTGATTCACTCATCAGCCTATACCCCCCATCGTCATGCCGGTACCACCGTAGTCCTCGATCTGGCGGGGATTCTCCTCCCCATACAGGCCGCAGAGCATATCGTCCACGGCCTTGCGGACTTCCGGGTTATCCGTCAGGGTTTCACAGCGGAAGCCGGTGGCGGCATGGCAGGGCAGCTCCTCACGGACGGCCTGGAGATATTTCTCTGGGTCAGTATAGTTCCACCGTTCCCCGCTGGCGAAGGTGACCCGCCCGACAGCCGGGCTTTCGTCCAGTACCTGCCGGAGACGGGCGGCAGCCTCCGCCGCCACCGGGTCATCCTTGAATTCGTCCATCCTCAGCCGGTCCTCTGACAGCCACTCCCGGCCATCCCAATGGATGGCCAGATCCACCGCGGCGATGCCGTCCTTGGTGACCCCCAGCCGCTTGTCCTCGCAGTCAAGACCGGCGTATAACTGTATGGCCTCCTCCAGCGGGAGTTGGTGGGTCACTTGCCGCTCAGGCGTGTTGATGTGTTCGATCACATACCACTCATAGCTATGGGGGAGTGTGGGCTCAGCGGCGTTTTGGATCGCCTGGCGCCCCCCTGTTCCGTCAGTCCCATCTGCTGAGCCTGTTTATCGAAACAACTGAGGTAGCACTGGTAGTCGCCCTCTATGGGATTGCAACGCAGGCGGTAGAGATACCGTCCTGTCTCCAGCGTGAAGCCGTAGTTCTGGCAGCAGGAGCCGCCCGCAATGGCGCCCTTACTGCCATAGCAGTACCGCCGCATGGAGGGGAGGTCTTTCAGGACGCCCTTGCGGAGATCATTCACCACCTTGTCCAGCTCATTCCGGAACTCCTGGGTGTTCAGCTCTTCGGGGCCTCTGGGCCACCGCGTCAGAAGAAACTCCGCTCTGTTCCGTTTCCGCCTGGCGGCGAAAACTCCACCCGCTTCGTTCCTTCTTCCTTTCCCCACCGGACCCGCTGCGCTGGGCTCCGGTGGGGGCCCTTTCCTATCCCTCTCCGGCGTCTGAGCATAAAAAAGCCCCGCATCCTCGGGGGATGCGGGGCACAGCTGATGGCGGATAGGCGTTTCAGGGCAGCGGATCTTTTCCTCAGCACAGAACTCCGCCAAGCTGGGATTTGTACCGGTCATCTGGAACATATCCTTGACCAGCCGGAACTGGGAACGGGCTTTTTTCAGCGGCAGACAGGAGAGGATCGAACCGGTATGGTTTTCCTCCGCCAGATCCACCAGCGCGTGGGGTTCGTCCGGATGCCGGGCTGTACCCCGCAGGTCGTAACAGTACCAGCCCTGGGGCACATCCTCACGGGGGATGGGCGCGGCACTGTACAGCACCGAGGCCCCGAACAGGCGAGCCCCCAGCATTTTGTCCTTGTAAATGTTGATTTGCAACGGTTTCACTCCCTTTCGTTTTTGGTCAGCAACAATAGATACCACAACTCCCGGCGAAAGTCTACAAAAACTTTTTACATCATCGCCTGCCCAATCTCCGGTGCGGGAGGAAAAGGCTTGCTCAGACGGCGCGCCAGACCGAACTCCGTCCGCCGGACGCCGTCCTCTGCCATGGAGTCCTCGCCCAGACGGGAAAAATCCATATACCCGTCGATGGTATCAATGACTTCATCGTCAGCCCCAGTGCGGCGGAGTACCTGTTTCCCATACTCATCCATGTCCTCCGGGACCAGTTCATAGTCGTCCCGGTCCATGGCGATGCTGACGGCTTCCGTGAAGGCACCCGGCTGTTCCACCTCCAGAACAGCGCAGAACTTCATCAGTTCCCCGTCCTCCTGCTCCATCTCCTGAAGGCACAGCGCCAGCGTATTGGCGTCTTCCACAGTGATTGTATCCAGCGGGAGGAGGCCGTCCAGATACGGAGAGGAGAACTTGACGGCGGTGATTTCGGCCTGGGCGAAGTCCTCCAGTGATATGCTCCCCATAGAGTAGACAAAGCGAGAAAAACTTGCAGACTACTCGAAGGGGAGCATCATTATGTCAGCAATCAGTGCGGAAACAAAGATCGATGCAGTGAAGCAGTGCTATGCCGGAGCCGGGAGCCTGAATCAAATCGCAGCAAGATTTGGGGTGCAGCGCAGCACCCTACAGAAATGGCTTCAGAATTATGATCTGTTTGGTGAGGAAGGGCTGCGTCACCGGAAGGGGAATCATCACTATCCCGCAATCGTAAAGCAGCAGGCGGCAGAGCTGTATCTGTCCGGTCAGATAAGTATAGAGGCAGTCTGCAAAAAATATCAGCTGCGGTCAAGATCGCAGCTGGAACAGTGGATTAAGTTGTATAATGGTCAAAAAGGATTCCGTTCTCCCGGAGGCAGAAGGAGTGTTCCGTTGACCATGGTATCTTATGAAGAGCGTAAAGCAGCGGTGGAGTATTGCATCACTCATGGAAAAAACTACAAGCTGACCGCGGCTTGCTTCGGGTTCACATATCAGCAGGTTTATGGCTGGGTACAGCGATACCACAAGGCAGGCTTGGAGGGGTTGGACGGTGACCATCGTTCGTCCGGCCTTGCCGCGGAGAACCAGCGCCTGCGGATGAACAGCCTGGAACTGGAAATGAAAATGGCGGTACAGCAGAGATACCAGCAGATATGCTGGCCCAGAAATCAGCTGCCGGACTTCAGCGGGGTCCGGCATGAAACGGCCTATCAAACCGTCAAGGAACTGCATGAGACGTATCACTGGCCTGTGTGCAAGCTCTGTATGGCAGCAGGCGTCAGCCGGGCTGGGTATTACAAATGGCTCAACCGAGCGGCAAGTCCCAAGCAGAGGGAAGACGAAAAGCTGGCTCATCTAATTGTTGAAATATACCAAAGCCAGCACGGCGTTCCCGGTTACCGGCAGATGCAGATCATTTTGGAACGACGGTATGGAATCAAGTGTAATCTGAAGAGGGTATACCGGCTGATGCGGCTCCTTGACCTCCGCTCTGTATGCAGGAGAAGAAAGCGGACACGCAGGAAGAAGTCTTCGGATGAATATCTTGCGGAAAATATTTTGAACAGGGGCTTTGCGGCAAAGAAACCAAATGAAAAGTGGCTGACGGATGTAACAGAATTCAAATATGGGACAAGCGGAAAAGCTTATTTGTGCGCAGTCCTGGATTTGTACGGAAGGAATATTGTAGGTTTTTCATTCGGGCAGCGTAATAACATCGCTTTGGTCTTCGAAGCCTTTGAATGGGCGTTCCGGCAGTATCCCGATGCGCATCCGCTGGTTCATAGCGACCGGGGCGCACAATATACCAGCCGCGCCTTTCAAAAAAGGATGAAGGAGGCCGGTGTCTGTCAAAGTATGTCCCGTCCAGGAAAATGCCTGGACAATGCGCCCATGGAAGGATTTTGGGGTACTTTGAAATCCGAGATGTACTATTTACATCATTTTGATGACTACAGCCAGCTTTGCGAGGCGGTCGCCGCATACATCTATTTCTACAACCATGAACGATACCAAAAAAAGCTTGGGTGTGTGACGCCTATGGAATTCTTGGCAGCTGGGGTGAAATAGAGGCAAAAGCTATCTCATTGCCATTCCTGCCTTTCTTTTTCTCTGTTTTGTCTACTTGACAGGGGGCACTTCAGTCCCCGGCAACACCACCAGTCCGGACAAGCGGCTGAAAGCGGATGAGCTGCTGGACCGGCTGGGGGATTGGGTACAGCGTGGGACGCCGGACCTGGGAAACGGTATCCGGGCTATGCGGGTGGAAGCCACTACCCGATCCTCCAAGTTCGCCGAATACGAAAACGGCGATGAGGACCACCAGATTTTAATGAAAATGACATATGAGGTGATATAAATGGCTGACAACAATTTCAACACGACCCCCGGCCAGACCATTGCCCGGGAGCTGATGATTGCCTACCTGAACACCGGAACGGATTCCTCGCCGGTGTGGAGCCCCTTTGGGCGGCGGACCACCGACAGCTCCATTGAATACGACTGGAGCGAGGATTCCAGCCAGGACATTCTTGGCAACACCTGGACCACCATGAAAAAGCCCACCATGAGCCAGAGCTTTGATCCCTGGGACCTGGACGGCGGCGACGCGGCACAGCAGAAGATTTATCAGCTGGCCGTTATCGAGCAGAACGCCCAGGCTCTGACCAACATGGACGTGATGATTGCGCACTTTTACAGCGGCAGTAAAGAGGCGGCGTTTGCCGAGCGCTATTCCGCCTGCATGGTCAAGCCCTCCAGCCTGGGCGGCGAAGGAGGCGGAAACCTGGGAATGCCCGTGGACGTCACCTACGGCGGCGAGCGCACGGTCGGGACCGTCAGCAAGGGCGCTGGCGGGGCTGTGACCTTTACGCCCGCTGCGTCTGCCACTGCGACGGAGGACTAACCCATGAGAGAGCTTACCTTTGACTCTGGCGTAGTCTCATACTCTCTCAACGGGAAATGCGAGGTCTCCTTCAACCCGGCAGACCGCGCCTTTGCGGAGCGGTTCTACAACGCTGTTGACGAGATGGGGAAGCTCCAGGACAGTTATGCCAAGAAGGCGGAGGAGATGAACGACCCTGCAGGGGCGTTCTCCCTGGCCCGGCGGCGCGATGAGGAGATGCAGAAGGTCCTGGACGGCCTGTTTGACGCACCGGTCTGCGCGGCGGTGTTCGGAGATATGAGCCTTTGTGCGTTTGCCAACGGATTTCCTGTGTGGCTGAACCTGATGCTGGCCATCCTGGATGAGATCGAGGCGAACATCGGAGACATTCAGAAGCAGGCGGACCCCCGTATTGCCAAGTACAAGGCCAAATACCAGAAGTACTCCGCCCGGTATCACAAATGAATTGGGAGCTTCCACAAAGCGTAGAAGTCCAGGGGGCTTCCTATCCCATTCGGACGGACTATCGCTGTATTCTGGACATCCTGACGGATCTCTCCGACCCGGAGGCGGACGAGCAGAAGCGGGCGCTGGCGGTGCTCATCGGCCTGTACCCGGATTTTGACGATATGCCGCCGGAGCACTATGAGGACGCTTTGAACGAGGGCGTGCGCTTTATCAACTGCGATTCCGGCGACGCGCCCCACAAGTCCCCGCGGCTGGTGGACTGGGAACAGGATTACAGCCTGATGATCGCCCCCATCAACCGCGTGGTGGGGCGGGAGGTCCGCTCTTTGGAGTATATGCACTGGTGGACGTTCCTGGCGGCTTACAACGAGATTGGAGACTGCACCCTTGCCCAGGTGGTCCGTATTCGGGACCACCTGGCGCGGGGGAAACAGCTGGACAAGTCTGATCGGGAGTGGTACCGGAAGAACCGGCACCTGGTGGACTTCAAGCGGAAGTATACCAGCGCGGATGATGCGCTGATGAAGGAGTGGGGCGGGACGTAGAAACACGGCCAGCGCATAAGACTGGCCGTGTTGATGGGATGCTTCCCGATGTCTGCCCGAATGAGAGCCTTGATATATCCGGCCTTGTTGGGGACGCTGTTCAGCTTTTGAATAATGCCCTGTTCAGTATTTTTCATAAGCCGAATATTGACGTTTACGGTATGTGCCTTATGATACCGCCCTTGCGGCGTTTCTTTCTGCTCTGCCATGTTTGCCCTTCGAGGAGAAGGGACGGTTTCACGGTCCCGCTCCGTCACTTTTGGTCTGCCGTAGTCAAATAGACGTGTATGATTTTTTCAATTTCTTCTGTGGTATAGCTTTGTTTTTCGGGGTTCTCTTTGAGAATTTGAATTATATCGTACGCCATAGCTTTCCGAGTGTCTTGCCGTTCGATTTCGGTTCCCATATCTGCGGCCTCATTCCTTTAAGATGATTATAGCATACCATATATGCCGCACTATGTCAGGCGGTTTTAGAAATAACTTTGAGAGGTGATTAGGCTATGGCAAACTCAACAGCAGACGGCAGCGTTGTTATTGATGTTGATATAAATGTCAATCAGGCCGAAAAGCGGCTTGCAAAGCTGCGCGGCAATATCAAAAAGGTGGAAAAGGGCATTGCCAATATAACAAAAGCGAAGGAAAAGGCGGCGCAGAAAAGCCTTTTCCAGGCTGGAGAGTTGGATGCTGAAAAAGCAAAACTGCAGGAAATCAGAGACCGGCTTGCAGAAATCCGCGATTTGTCAAAGGATAAAAGCGCCGACATTGGACAGCGGGAATCACATGCCGGGCAGATTTCTTCCGTTAAACAGGAGTATGATGAGCAGAAGACACGCGTCAACGCTCTGCAGGCCGAATGGAACAAAACGGAAGACGCAATTGACAGCTACAACCTAAAAATAGACGCTTCTACTCAAAAGCTGGGAGAAATGAAAACAGAGGCCGGAATTCTCACACAGCAGATTGATGAAGATGCCAAAAAGCAGGATGGAGATAAACCAGATCCTCCCACGGCTAAAAACGTCATCGGCCGGCTTGCCAAGAGCTTCTTTGGCCTCGATAAGGGCGCATTGGATTTGAACATCACTTCCAAAGCCTTAACCGCCTTTCAGCAGCTGGCCATGAAGTACATCAAGATCAACGATGAGGCCCGGCAGGCCATCGCTCAACTGAAAGGTGCGCTGCTGACGCTGGCACAGCCGCTGATTGAGGCCATCATACCGGCCTTTACCGTGTTTTTGAACGTCCTTTTTAAGGTTGTTACCGCCGTTGCAGCGATGGTATCTGCGCTTTTTGGAAAGACCATCAAACAATCCGCGGATGGAGCGGAGGCGCTGGACGGAGAGGCGAAGGCCATTTCCGGCGTCGGTTCGGCGGCGGACGAGGCCTCCGGCTCCCTGGCGGGGTTTGATGAGATCAACCAAATCAGCACAGAGGATTCCAATGGCGGCGGAGGTGCTTCCGCGGAGATCGCGCCGGACTTCTCCTGGGCGGATAATATGGACGGCATCGAGGAGCGTATGCGGGAGATCGCGGACTTTGTGGGATTAATTGCCGCCGGACTTTTGCTTTGGAAAATCGGGACCGCGCTTCCGGGCGTTCTGGGTCAGATCGCTACCAAACTGGGCGGCGTTCTGCTGACGGTTGGCGGATTACTGCTATTCTGGCACGGTCTGACAGACGCGTGGGAGAACGGTGTGGACTGGCTGAACCTGATTGAGATGGTCGGAGGGCTTGCGGCCGCGGCGGCGGGACTGTATATCACCCTGGGCCCCGTCGCGGCCGGAATAGCGCTGGTGGTGGGCGGAATCGTGATGTTGGTGACGGGTTTTCGGGACGCAATGCAAAACGGGTGGAACTTACAAAATATGCTGCTTGCTATTGCCGGAATCCTTGCAACCGGCGCGGGAATTGCCCTTATGGCGGGGTCCTGGATTCCGCTTTTGATCGCGGCAATTGCGGCGGCGCTTCTGGCGATTACCATCGCCACCGGGCACGGAGAGGAGCTTCTGGAGGGAATCCGAACCGTTATGCAGGGGTTTGTTGACTTCTTCACGGGAATCTTCGCAGGAGATATTCAAAAGGCTCTCGGGGGTATATCTCAAATCTTTGACGGCCTAAAAACGGTTGTTTTCGCCGTGATAGACGGGATCAAGGATTCTTTGTTGAGCTTTCTGGAATGGCTGGACGAAAAAACCGGCGGCAGATTTCACGGTATCATCGAAGCGGCAAAAGGTTTTGTCACAGGATTTTTCGGCAGTACACAAGAAACGCTTGGAAACATTCTGGATTCCGTCAAGCGGATTTTTACGGGAATTACACAGTTTTTAACTGGCGTATTCACCAATGATTGGGACCTCGCCTGGGAAGGTGTTAAAAATATCTTTGCGGTTATTTGGAACGGAATAATCTCTGTGCTGGAAGGAGCGATCAACTTGATTATCAAGGGGATCAACCTTCTGATTGGAAAAATAAATGGGTTGATCGGAGATGGGCTTTTCTCAAAGGGGCTTGAATATATTGGAGTTCCAAACGGAAAAATCCCAACTATTCCGGAGGCCAAAATTCCCCGCCTCGCCCAGGGCGCGGTCATTCCGCCCAATCGGGAGTTTATGGCGGTGCTGGGCGACCAGAGGAACGGGAGAAATCTGGAGGCCCCGGAGGACCTGATCCGGAAGATCGTCCGGGAGGAATCCGGCGGCGGGGACGGACAGGTGGTCATGCTTCTGCAATCCCTCTTGGAGGCCGTCAAGGCCGGGCAGGTCATTATGGTGGACAAGGCTGTTCTGGGCCGCACCGCCCGGGACGGGATCAACGACATCACAACGAAGTCCGGCAAGTTTGCCCTGCTGTTTTGAGGTGTGCTATGACAGTTCTTTTTATCAACGGACACGACTATACGCGCTACGTCGCGGACGACGGCTACGACTGGAGCCGGGATGACCTGGACAGCGAGAAGACGAAGCGCGTCCGCAGCGGCAAGCTCCGCCGGGACAAGATCACGGAGAAGCGAAATCTGACCTTCAAAATGCTGCCCATGCCGGAGGCTCTGGCGGCGCAGCTGGACACAGACCTGCACGCGGCGACTTTCAACGTGAAATACCGGGACCTCCACGGGGAGCAGATCAGGGAGTTTTACTGCTCCCAGTTCCCGGCAAAGCTTCGGCAGGTCGTCGACAAGGGGAATCTGCTGTGGGACGGCATTTCGTTCAATTTACATGAGATTTGAGGCGGAATATGGCACAAAGCACAAGTGAACTGTGGAAAACCCTGATCCGCTCCCGGGACGTCACAAGGGAATATGCCTTTGACATCGCCGGGACCTGGTACGGACCCGAGCAGGAGGTATCCCACACGGTGGAATCCGGCCTGTACGAACAGTTTGGAATCGGTAACGCCTCCACGGCCAAGCTGACCATATCTCTTTTCGCAAAGGACATTCCCCGGACGGCAGCCATCAAGAGGTTCATCCGACTGCGGGAGGGAGAGCAGGCGACGGAGTGGCTGCCCAAAGGGATCTTCTTCGCCAACCGGCGAAGCGACGATAGCGGATACTGGACCGTAGAGGCCTATGACGCCATGCGCAAGGCGGAGGCGGTGTGGACGCCGGACCAGAGTCTGACCTTTCCCATGAATATGCCGGCAGCGGCGGCGGAGTTTGCCCGAATGATGGAGGTGGAGCTGGACCCCAGGACCGTCCTGAACCCGGCGTACACCATTGACTATCCGGCCAACGACTACACCATACGGGACGAGCTGCGCTTTATCGCCGCCGCCCACGGCGGAAACTGGATCATGACGGACGAGGGAAAACTGCTGCTGGTTTCGCTGCTGTCCATTCCGCCGGAGACAAGCTACCTTGTGACCGAGTACGGCAGCGCCATTACGCTGGGAGGTGTGAAAATCCTTGTATAGGTTCTTTGTGGGCGACGACATCACCAGCGTTGAAGACAACGGAAGACAGCTTCCCATTTCCCGGGTGACGCTGAAAGTGGATGACGAGAGTGTACTGACCGCCGGAGACGACACCGGCATGGAGCTTGAGGCGGACTGTCCCCATGCCACGCAGGCGATGGTAAACGCCATTCTGGCGAAGGTGAAGGGATACCGCTATCAGATGTTTTCCGCAGGGGATGCGGGGCTTGACCCGGCGGCGGAGCTGGGGGACGGCATCACGGCCGGCGGCGTGTACTCCGTGATCTCCCGCCTCTCCGACGACGGAAGCGGATTCCCCAGTGTCACAGCTCCCGGCGAAGCGGAGCTGGAGGACGAATACCCCGCCGGAGGCCCTATGAGCCGGGAGTTTGACCGGAAGATTGCGGAGACGCGCTCCAGCATCACCAAGACGGCGGAGCAGATCCGGCTGGAGGTGGCAAACCAGGTCCAGGGCCTGTCCTCCTCCTTTACGGTGGAGCTGAACAGCATCAAGGGGCAGGTAACCGGCCTGAACGGGCAGGTTTCCACCTTGGAGCAGACTGCAGAGTCGATCATCTTGAGAGTGTCCGGGCTGGATGCCTCTGTATCCACAATTTCCCAGACCGTCAACAGCATCACTCTTGGTGTGGAAAACGGAAATTCCTCCTCGTGGATCAAGCTCTACAAGGACGGAATTGAGGTTGCGTCGGAGAGAATCAAGTTCAAGGGGCAGGTTGTGTTTGAGGACGACCTGTCCAGCGGTGAGACCATCATCAGCGGTGATTGTATTCAGACGGGAGAAGTCAGCGCTAGATACATCCGCCTGGGCGGAGCAATGGACGTGTACGAGTCCCTAAACTCCAACGCCATTGGGGGGACGCTGGGATATGTGACCAGCTATGATTTCCACGGAAACAGGACCTACGGAATGGGAATGCTCAACTACAACGACAATTACCAGGTTGTAGTGACAGACAGCGGAGCCCGGTTGACTTCTCCTACAGCGGAGGTTGTGGCGGCGGTCAACATCACCCTGGACACCAGCCGTAAGATCAACGCCAGCACGGAGCTTACCATCACCTCCGACCTTCGGAAGAAAGAGGAAGTCCGCTATGATGTGGCGGAAAAGTACCTCCCTCTGCTTGACCGCCTGAAACCGTGCAGCTTCCTGCGGAAGGACGGCGGGGACCAGAGGCACCTCGGGTTTATCGCCCAGGAGTACCGGGACGCGGAGACGGCGGCGGGCATCTCTTCGGAGGACAGTGTGATTATTGGGAAGACAGACGGTTTCTACGGCCTGACATACGGCGAGTTTATTCCTCTGCTGGTGGCAAAAATCCAGGAGCTGAACAATCGAGTAAAGGAGCTGGAATCGTGGAAGAGCTGAAAAAGGAAATGAATGCGGCTTATAAGCTGATGGACGCCATCCCCGTCCGGGGAGACATGATCGAGGTTATGGCAGAGGCCCGGCGTCACCTGCGGGAGGCTTACAAGCTGGCTGAGAATCTGGAAGAGAGACAGGAGGGAAAGCATGGCTGACAAAACCACCGGTGGCCTGGAGGCCGTACAGGAGGCCGCGATAGGTTCTTTGCCCGGGATTGCGGATCTCTATGACGAGACGCTGATCCCGGTGGAGCAGCAGGGGGAGGCCCGGCACATGACCGGGGCGCAGTGGAAGCGTTACGCGCAGGCCGGAGTTTCCAAGTATGTGGAAGACGCGCAGAACGCGGCGAACGACGCACAGAAGGCCGTTGCGGCCGTGGGAGATGCCGTGGAGGACGCCGCCGCCAGCGCTGAGGCCGCAAAAGACGCCAGAGAGGGAGCAGAGACGGCGCGGAAGGCCATTGAGGATATGGAGGTATCCGCAGATACCCTCCCTGCCGGGGAGCCCGCCAGCGCCACGAAGACCACAGAAAACGGTGTTGTGCATCTGGCTTTTGGATTACCGGAAGGAGCAAAAGGAGCGAAGGGAGACCCAGGCTCCAGCATCCAGAGCGTTGAGCGCACAGCGGGCACCGGCGCAGCAGGGACAGTGGATACCTATACCATCACCTTGACCGACGGCACCACCTACTCCTTTCAAGTTTACAACGGAGCAGACGGAACCGGTTCCGGCGATATGCTGAAAAGCATCTATGATACGGAAAACCGCAACACTGATGTTTTTAAGTACGTGGATGAAAAAATGGATGATGTGCCCACACCCGAAGATATTGTGACTATGCCTGCGGGTGGCTCGATGACTCCGCCTGATGTCTTAGGCACTGGTCCTTTTGTGATTGAGTTTGACGAGGAGGCTGATGAGCCCATACAAATTGACGGGCTCCCTGTTGAGGCGGAGATCCTGGAGACTGTGTGCGAGGGAGTGCAGCTTGATGATAGCGATCCGTCCTATACGCTGCCCACACCAATTACGTTGGATACGGAGAGTCTGTACTTTTTATCCTATCAATATTTTAACGAAAATAAACAGGCAGACCCAGCAAACAGCGGATATGGATTTTCAAAAGTGGATGGAGAGTTTGTTCGTTGGTTGTCCGCTGGGGAAAACAACAGCGTGACACTTACAAGCACCGGGATTGCAGACACATGGCGCGCGAATACACATAGTTCGATCATTAGCATTTATCGCGTTAAGATTGCGGTAAAGGATGATTTGCAGTTCGCCGCTTTGAATTATGAGGGCAGCTTTACCGTAGCCAGCGGGCGGAACTCTCACGCAGAGGGTTCTAATACTGTTGCCAGTGGGTTACAGGCTCACGCAGAAGGACGACGTACAATAGCCAGCGGGCAGAACTCTCACGCGGAGGGTGGTGCTTTTTCAAACATGGCCGGCTGCACTGCAATTGGATTCGGTGCCCATGCGGAAGGAATCTCTACTACAGCAAGAGGAGATTACTCTCATGCCGAGGGAGACAGATCGGTTGCGGAAGGTCCATCTAGCCATGCAGAGGGACGTCTGACAATAGCATCTGAAACAGCCAGTCATGCTGAGGGTTTTAGAACCACTGCTTCTGGATATGGTTCCCATGCTGAGGGATCGTATACTACTGCTTCCAAAGATTATGCTCACGCAGAAGGTGTTTATAGTACAGCTGCGGCTATCGCTAGCCATGCTGAGGGTTTTTCATGTTTTTGCAGAGGGACAAGCCATGTAGAAGGTATACAGTCCGTAGCAATCGGCATATCCGCCTTTTTCAGGGTGGTTACGGCGACAACATCTAATAAGAAAACTTATACCTGCACTGCGGAAAAATCCTCCCAAGCCACAAGCATGCTCAACAGGATTGCAATAGGTGCTACGGTCAGTGCTATCACTGATTCCGGTGGCCCAATGCGTAGTGCTACTGTTTTAAGTAAGGATTCTTCATCTACACAAATAACTATAGAGTTCGACACGGAAATTGGCACACCTGCAGTTATTATAGATACGAGCCACACAGCTATTGTAGAGGGAGCCCATGTATCTGGGCGTCGTTGTGCAGCACTGGACCAGTTTGCAGTAGCATTTGGAAGTGAAACTACAGCAAACGGCCTTGCGTCTGTGGCGATGGGTATACATACTATTTCACAAACAGCGTACGCAGCGCAAGTTGTTGTAGGGAAGTATAACATTCCAAATGATGGACTCTTTGTTGTAGGTAATGGTAATGACGTAGACGCTAGAGCCAATGCATTCAGGATTACCTCTCAGGGGGCTTATGTTACTGGGCAGTATTTTACTACAGGTGCTGACTATGCAGAGATGTTTGAGTGGACGGATGGTAATCCTGATAGCCAAGATCGGATAGGATTGTTTGTAACTCTCGATGGAGAGAAGATCAGAATCGCAACAGACAAGGATACGTTTATCCTTGGAGTAACATCTGGCAATCCTTCTGTGGTAGGTGACACTCATGACGATCAGTGGCATGACATGTATCTGTATGATATTTATGGCCGGCCAATCTTTGAGGATGTCTTGGTTCCGGAAGAAGTTCGCACAGAAGTCAACCCCGACAATCCGGAGGAAACTATAACTTATGTTATACGGGAAGAGCACACCGAAAGAAGGCATAAAGTAAACCCTGACTACGATCATACTAAACCGTATGCTCCCAGGTCTCAACGACCCGAATGGTCCGCCGTAGGCCTTCTTGGCAAGCTGGTTGTAATCGATGATGGATCATGTCAAGTTAATGGATGGGCTAAGGTAAGCTCCGAAGGCACCGCTACCCACAGTGATGAACAGACGTGCTATAGAGTTATGTCTAGGCTCGATCAAAATCACATACGCGTTTTGATTATGCAAGGAGGTCACTATGGGAGTATACATTAAAGATGCATCCGGCAAAAGGATCAAAGTAGCAGGAGGCGGAAGTGGAGCGGCGGGCCCTTCTGGGCAGGACGGAAAGAGCGCATACGACTATGCCGTAGCGGGCGGGTACACCGGAACCGAGGCGGCGTTTCAAGCGCTGATGGGGTCCGCTCCGTGGGTGCCGGAGGCAGGGTACGTCTCCGCGTCAAATCCAAATCTTCTGGACAACTGGTACTTTCTGGATCCCATCAACCAGCGAAGAATCCAGTCGGGGGTAACCTGGGGTAGCAAGGTATATGGCCTTGACCGGTGGAAAAGTTATGCAGCGGATGCAACAAAATGGGTGGAAAACGAGGGAATCTATTTACTCGGAATCGCAAACGCCATTTTGGAACAGTCCATAGAAACCAACCGGTTCGGTGGTCAAAGACAGATCACTTTTTCGGCCCTGATTGGTACGACCCTTTTATCCTTTACACAAGACTATCAAACAGCTGGTTCTTTTGATACTTCCGTTGGAGGTGTTAGGTATGCACTTGCCGCCTACGCTCCATCTGACGGTCTCAAGATGTTTCGTGTTTATCGTCCGTCTTTAGATGGGGAAGCTGTGCCGGTTATAGCCGCAAAAGTGGAACTTGGCGATAAGCAAACACTAGCCCGCAAAGACGCTGCCGGCAACTGGATTCTGGCCGATCCACCACCTAACAAGGCAACAGAACTGGCAAAGTGCCAAAGGTATCAACAGGTGCTCAACGAGGGAACTTACAGCTCACACTCGTTTGGGCTAGGATTTGCAACTGCCTCAGACCAAGTACGTGTAATCCATCATCTGCCTGTTTGTATGAGAAAGACACCTGCCGTTATTGTAGATGGAGCTTTCCAACTAAATCTCAACATGAGCACACCAACTTCGCAGAGAGTAGATGTATCAAATTTGGATTTGGTTGGGTCCGATCTGCAAACAATTGTGCTCCGAGCATATGGCACAGTTACGCTTGGGAGCATATATGCACTAGTTTCTAATAGTGCTAACCCTGGCAGGATTATCCTTGACGCAAATCTGTAAGGAGGTACCCGTATGAACAAATTGAAAAACAGCATTGTGATTCCGGAGCTGGATCTTGAGACGTCTTATAACCGGCACTATGTTACCGTTGATTCCAGCGGCCGAATTACGGAAGGCTGGAGCGATGGTCCGCACCCGGAGAGAGACCCGGCCGGAGCCGTCTGCATCAATGACCAGGACGGCTACCAGTTCCGGCTGTTCACCGGCGGCGAGGAAAACCCGGTACTGTACACAGAGGACAGCATCCCGCTGTACCGCTAGGACGGGGAGCGGGTGCAGCGGCGTACGGAGGAGGAAATTGCCGCGGACCGTGCGCTGCTGCCGATCCCAAAGCCTGTGAAAAGACCAGAGGAGCGTCTGGACGCCCTGGAGGCGGCCATTGAAAGGGGGCTGAGCCTATGAGCGGCGATCCCATGGCGGCGCTGGCCAGCGCCATCTATCTGGCCCGGCTCCAGCTGGAGACCCTGGCCGATACCGACGACAAGCGGCTCCGAGCCTCCGGTCTGTACCCGGAGTGGGCTCCCGGGGACCACAGGCAGGGCGAGCGTTACAACGCCAGAGACCAGACCTGGGAGTGCTTCTCCGACTACGACAACGCGGTCTATCCTGACATCCGCCCCGGGGAGGCGGCGTGGTACACATTTAACCGCCCCCTTCACGGGACAAGCCCGGAGACGGCCCGGCCCTTTGTGCCGGTCCAGGGGGCTCACGACCTGTACCGGGCGGGCGAGTACATGATTTGGACAGACGGCGGTATGTACCGCTGCCTGCGGGACACCAATTTCTCTCCGGAGGATTCCCCGGCAGATTGGGAAATTACAGAATAAAGGGGGCATAGCCAATGCCTGACAATTGCATGGAATCCTGCCCGGTGATTCCCCGGGTAGATGCGCTGGAGGAGGCAAACCGCCAACACGGCGCAACGCACCGAGAGATGTTCAACCGTCTGAACGCCTTGGAGCGGTCCACAGATTCTCAGGGTGTTATGCTGAGAAACATCGACGAGAAGCTTGATGAGCTAAAAGCCACTGTCAGCGCCCTGGCGGAGAAGCCTGGAAAGCGCTGGGACGGGATGGTGGACAAGCTGATTTATCTGGCTGCGGGAGCCGTTGTGGCGTGGGCCGCTGCCGGCACTCCGGGGCTGGGTTGAAAATGAAAGGAGAAAAATTATGAGCGAACACACAAAAAAATGGATGAAGGCTGCGGGTATTCGTGCAATTAAGACTGTGGCGCAGACCGCTGTCGCCACCATCGGCACCGCGGTGCTGCTGACGGACGTCAGCTGGGTTGCCGTCGCCTCGGCCTCCGTACTGGCGGGTGCGCTGTCCCTTCTGACCAGCGTGGCGGGACTGCCGGAGGTTGACTATGCCTAACCTGTGCCAGACCGCCATTCCGCTGACGGCTATCCGGCGGGTGCAGGTATACATCAACAGCCCACGCAAGTCCTTGTCGGCCATCAAAAAGGCCACCGGGGCGGATTACATCATCAACGGCACGCTTTACAATATGTCCACCGGCGCCGTCAACTGCCACTTGAAGGCGGATGGGAAAGTAATTGCCAAGCCCGGTTACACTGTCTACGGGCTGTCCTGGGACACCGGAAAGGATATGCGCATGGAGGTCCTGCCCTGTCCTCGCCGAAACTATATTGCGTGCACGCCTCTAATCATCAACGGTGTTTCCCTGGCAAAGCTGACCTACGATCCCGGCCAGGGTGGAATCCGCCCCCGAAGCGCTATCGGCCTGCAAGGCGACCAGTTGGACCTTTACTGCACCACCTCCGGAAAAACGCCAGAGCGTCTGCGGGACGAACTGGCAAAGGCCGGGTGGACCCAGGCCGTGATGCTGGACGGCGGCGGGTCGGCGCAGTGCGATTTTGCCGGACAGAAGATCACCAGTTCCCGGAAGGTGCAGCATTTGATCCTGGTTTACCTGGACCAGGAACCCGAAGAACCGAAAGGAGAAAAACCCATGGTTGAGATCAACGCTTACAGCAAGACCAAGGACAGCTCCAAAAAGCTGTCCGCCAATTTTACGGTTAAGGAGTTCGCCTGCTCCGACGGCTCCGACGCCGTGCTGGTGGCCCCGCGACTTGTGATGGTGCTACAATCTATCCGGAGCCATTTCGGGAAGGCAGTAACCATCAACAGCGGCTACCGGACGCCGCAGAAGAACGCCGCCGTTGGCGGCGCGGCCCAGTCTCAGCACTGCTATGGGACGGCGGCGGACATTGTGGTCAAGGGCGTGGCTCCTGCCCAGGTGGCGGCCTATGCCCGGGAGATCATGCCGGACTGGGGCGGCGTGGGGATCTATGAGCGGCAGGGGTTCACCCATGTGGATGTCCGGGAGATCAAGGCAGACTGGAAAGGCGCTTGA